ACATTCTACCTACTCCACCTGCTGTAGTATCAGGAATAAATATTGGTCTGCCATTTTCATCTGTAATGTTAGCTAATTGAGTCCAAATAGTAGCATTGTTAGCATAAAAAGCACATCCGTTTAAGTAGCTTGAATGAACTTTGCTAATAGCTTCAGTTATCTTTTTATAAGTTAATGGAACTGGTGTTGTTGCATTATCATCATAAGTTACTACTTGTGGAGTGCCGGATTCTGCTAGTAATGCAGTTTCTACTCCTAATGGCTCTGCTTTAAATGTATTATCACCAGGTTGAGGTTGTCCTTGTCCTTTCAATACTGCTGTACCCATTGCAACCCCTACTCTCTTACCTAACTCGTTTTTGATATAAGGGATAAATTCTTCTACTGCCATTGCTCTCATCTTCCAAGTTACTGTAATTGCTTTAGCAAGTTCACATCCAGTAAGATTTAATTGACCAAATGTATTTTGTTCATCATCTGTTGCTGTAGCTTCATCGTACCAAGCAGCGTCACCTGCATTTATAGCTGTATGTTTGTTAATGGTTAAAGTACCTCTTACATTATACTTCTTAACATCAGCTAAGAATGGGTACATTTCCTCGGCTCTTGCCCAAATACCTTTTACTACAGTTTCAGGAATTAATGTTGGTGTCCCTGTAGTTGTGTGGGTATAAGCATTGTTATTGTTAAACTCTTTGTTTACCTTGTTGAATATTTCTAGTTCTTCTCCTTCTAATCTGTTGCCTTGCATGAATTTAGCCCATGCGTTTTCATATACTTTATTTTCGTCTACTACTTTGTTATCAATTATGTTATCCACTGTTTTTGTACCTCCTTCTATATTTACATTTTTATTATTTAAGTCTAAAACCTTGTTGTTGTCTTTTAGTGCATTAAGATTAGCATTTGCAAGCTTAATTTCTTCCCACTTGTTGTCGAGGTTTTTAACCTCTTCCATTTTTGCATTAGACTCTTCAATCTTGCCTTCTTCGATAAGATTCTCAATTTCTGTCATTAGTGCGTTTCTTTGTTCTAAATATTTTTCCTTAGTCACTAAGACCAACTCCTTTCAATTTTAATAAATTTAATTTAGCTTTTTGCAATAAAATATCCGAATCATTATTCATATCAATGTTCGGATTCTTTAATGTATTTCTTATTTTGTTTATTACCTCTGGCGGCAACATTCCTGAATAATCTGTACTTGCTACTAATTGTGAGTCACTCTCAAACATGATTTCATCAACAAAACCTAGTTCTTTAGCTTTATCAGCTGTCATCCATGTTTCTTTATCCATTAATGCTAATAATTCTTCTTGAGTTTTACCTGTTTTAATTCTATAAGCATTTGCTATTGTGTCATTTGCATTTCTTAATACTTCGGCAGTATGCTCCATGTCTCTATAGTCTCCTTCTGCCCTAGAACTAACATTGTGAATCATTATTTGAGCTGTTGGAGACATCATAACCTTATTACCAGCCATTGCTATTACAGATGCAGCACTGGCAGCTAATCCAACTATTTTTACTATTACATTCCCTTTGTAGGATTTTAAGGCTGTGTATATTTCACTTCCAGCAAATACACTCCCGCCACCTGAATTTATTTCAACTTCAATATCTTCTCCATTGGCTTTTTCTAATACCTTATTTACTGAATTAGGACTTGTTGCTTCTATCCCAAACCATTCATAAATCCAGGCATCACTATTACTGATAATAGGTCCTTTTATATTTACCTTCACCTAATCACCTCCTTACTCAGTTGTAGGTCTAGTATCTAGCCTTCTAATTGGTTCATCTCCACCTTCTATCGGTGACCAATTAAACAATTCTCTCCATTGGTTTGGTGTCATTGCTCCTCTGTCAACCATAGATACGAATGCTAATTTTGTTTGTGCACTTGCATAGCTTAAATTTGATGACTCAAAATAGATTCTATTTCCAAAACCTCTTTCTCGTCTTGTAAATAGTTTTCTAGTATATTCTCCAGATAATTGAATTACATCAGGCTCAATACTTGCTTCATAATAACTTATCCATTCATCTTCGTTATAAGTACCTTGTACTATCTTCTCATTTGTGTTGAAGAATGAATAAATCCTTTTAGTTGTTTTATCCATTTGTGCAGCATTAGGTACATAGTCTTTAGGTTCTACTTGTGTTGCTTCTACTTTAGCATCTGTTGCAGCTGCTCCTACTGTTTCACTCTCGACATTAAGATAGCTATCCACAAAGTCTTTTGTTTGCTTTTTAATATCTTCTGGCCTTAGAGATTGATTGAATTTCAATAGCCATTTTATTACGTTAGAATTCTTTATTGCCTTAACTATACCTTGGTCAGTTGTATTTACTATTTCCATTAATGGAATTAATGCTTTTGCTGGACTATCTCCAAATATTTCATTGTTATTGAAGTCTTTTCTAAGATGGATTATATCAGTATATCTGAATATAACTGTTTTACCGTTCTTCTGTAAAATGAATTTCAAGAATAATTCCCCAGCATCATTCTGTATTGCATCTACATTTGTAGCTGTAATAGGGTAAATTTCCATTGGATAGCCATTTTCATCCCTATTGATGTATGCAAATGCATTATTATTTAATTCTAGTTGTGTTGCTAATTTTTCTTGTAGCATTTGTCCTGTCATATAGGGATTAGGTTCTTCTAAAAGGAATCTTAAATAAGGTTCAGGATTTATTTTTATTTCTTTACTTCCATCTGCTCTTATGGTTTCTCTTATATGTTTTCCTACTGTCTTTCCTATTGCTCTAGCCTTAGGTCTTATTGCTGCTCTTACTATGTCAGACTGATACAAATTACCATTCCAAGCATAAAACCCATCTCCTTCATCAGTTATGAGTTTATATTTTGATACTGTAACTGTTCTGTTCTTAAATCTATCAAATATCCCCAATATATCACCTCCTTAAATTAAGCTAATATAACCTTCATAGTGTCTTTCAAGGTAAACATAGGCATTTAATAAGCTAACTGTACCGTCAATCCTTCGCCTTTGATTACTTGTCTTTATTGGTTGTATGTTATCATTTTTATCTATATCTACAGCAGTATTGGATAAGCACCATTTTAATATAGGATTGTTATTGTAGTTAATTCTTTTGGCTTCTAAATCCCTGCCTAGTCTTTTCATTGGTCCAGATAATGTCTTTTTACCTTGAATAACTGGTTCCCATGTTTCACCAAAATTGCTTTTCATTTCTTCAACCCAATAGGAAGCACTCCAAGAGTCATATCCTCCTCCAAAGATGTATATATCATATTCATTTTGTACTTCTAAGAACCACTGGGTTACATGAGAATAATGCACTTTATTACCTGGTGTTGTTCTTAGTAGTCCTAAATCCCTCCACTTGTCATATGGTATTTTATCTTCTCTAACTCTATTTTCTAATAATTCTTCTGGTAAGAAATACATTTGCATTACATAGATTTCATTGCTATTCGGTACCATAAAAATTATACTTGCACAAGTTAAATCTGTTGTAGATGAAAGGTCAGCTCCACCTATGCCATAACGTGGCTTTAAAGTTTCCAAAGCATATATTGCAGTGTTATTCAACTGTTCAAATGTCAACCATGCTTCGGATGTTGTTTCTCTAATGTTGAAATCCTTACATAAAAGATTTTTTACTAATAAGGCATTTGCTTTAGCTTTATTAACTTTATTTCTTAGTTGGTCTATCTTTTTTATAGTGCCTAGTCCAGGGTTTGCTTGATACCAACATTCTTCATCTTGCCAATCGTTTCTATTGTCTAATTCATAAATAATCGGTAAAAATCTTTCGTTTTTATAACCCTCTGGATCTTCATAGCCATTTATTACTCTTTCAGCTTCATCATATTTCAAATCAAATACTGATTCTCTTACTGTTCCAGCTGTACTAGTTATAAATATTAAAGGCTCTTCTCTTGATGATGTACCATCAACTATAACATCATAAAGGTTTTGGTCAGTCCATGCATGTATTTCATCAAGTAATGCTCCATGTACATTTAATCCATCTAAGCTATCCGAATCTCTTCCTAAAGGTCTAAAAAAAGAATCGTTAAAATCACTGTTCAATTCTGCTACTAGAGTTTTAATCCTTTTTCGCAAAGTTGGTGATTTTTTAACCATTCTTTTAGCTTCTAACCATATTATTTTAGCCTGGTCTTTTTTAGTTGCACATGCGTATACTTCGGCACCAGGCTCTCCGTCTGCTATCTGTAAATACAATCCTATTGCGGCTGCTAAAGTAGATTTACCATTCTTTCTAGCAACTACAAGCATTACTTCTTGATATTTTCTTGTTCCATCTATTTTATGAACTATTCCAAATGTTGCAGCAACTAAAGCCTTTTGCCACAGTTCCAAAATGAAAGGTTTACCTCCCATTTTACCTTTAGAATGTTTGCAGTAATTCTCTATAAATTCTATAGCATGATTGGCTTTTCTAGGGTCATACTCCCATTCTGAATTTGGGTCATTTATTATTCTGACTAATTCCTTATATACCTTATAGACTTTAGTTGAAGTCCTTCTTCTATTTTGTCTATTAAGATTTATCCAATTCCAATATTCAATTATTGGGTTATAATCTTCTGAATAAACTATTTTTCTTGCTGCTGTCATTTCATCATCACGAAGTCTTCAAAGCCATCATCTACTTCCTTCTTAACTTCTTCCTTAGGGTGTAGATTAGTTAATTTATCTATAATATTTGTATATCGTTGTACCATTGTGTTATATGCTTTTAAGGCCGGGTGTTCTCTTAAGATAGAGTAATCTCCTTGTGGCATTTCATCTATCGGACCATGTTTATCTATTTCATCCTTCAATTCTTGGAGAGTTATCCTCATATATGCAGCTTCTTCTATTAGTCCTTTAGCTGTTAGTCTTTTATTCCTATCTATATCTTTAAATAAATCTGTAAGTCTGTTTATTTCTCTTTTAACTAAGGTATCTTTGTCTATTTCTTTCTTTTTACTCATATCTTTCACCTGCCTTTTTCATTGTTTTAGGGGGTGGGGGTCATGTGAAAATGTCCTGTGCGTTTTTTGTGAG